CCTGGATGGCATTGTAAACTTGGATACTATGGCAAGAAAGAAGAACACAATAAAATTATGTGGCATGCTGCATATGGTGGTCCAAGAATAACTCTTGGCTGGGTTGTGTTTGATGAGAACATCTGGGAAGATATAATTGAAGAGTTGACTTCAGAAGAAGTAGCTCAAGGTCAAGAAGCTACATATCTTAACTCTGATTCTGGCAATCAATAATTTTTCTATTAACCATTAGTCTATGTTTGGTTCCAATGAACTGAACATCTTGTTCATTTACTACTTTTAAACATTCTAATGCTCTTTTAGTTCTACCATATATTACAAACCATAAAGTGTTTTGGTCAAGTAATCTTAGTTCACATAATCCACTTTGACCTTTTGCAGCCATTCTTCGCTGTCCAAAGTGTTCATACATAGATGGATCCATAGATAATATGTCAGAGTAAAACTCTTTTGCATTATCATAAGCGTTCCAATAAGTCTTATACTCCTCTACTAGAGCAAATTTGAAGTCATTTCGCAATTGCATAATTAAGTCCTCTTATAAATAGTATTAGTATTTATACTCAAAGATATAAAGGAGTAATTAATGGCCACCAGAGTTAATATAATTATTGATCAAGGCACAGACTTTTCAACGACAGTAAACTTAACAGATTCAGCAGGAACAAATCTAAACCTGACTGGATTCTCTGCGGCCTCACAAATAAGAAAAACACATTCGTCTTCTAATTCAACTGCATTTACATGTACAATAACTACAGCTAATTCAACATTAACATTAGCATTGAATAATGCAGTAACAGCAGCAATGACACCAGGTAGATATGTATGGGATGCAGAACTGACTGCATCAGATGGAACTATATCAAGAATATTAGAGGGCATGGTAACTGTTACACCGGAGGTGACTAAGTAATGTCAAATACATTATTCAATGATGCAAGCCTTAATGTAAAGGTTAATATACCAAGTGGAGGAGTTCAAGACAATGAATTCAATACTACTAATGTTGTAACTATCACTACAAGTGGTGGTGTTGGTGGTGGTGGAAGCATTGAGAACTTAGCTGATGTAGATGATGACCCATTAGTAAATAATGGTATTCTAATATACAACAGTGCTAATAGTACATATACTTTAACACAGATACCAAATGGTGCATTCTTTGAATTTGAGTTTACAGCTGCTAATGGACAAACTAACTTTGCTGGTAATGATAACAACTCAGCAAGTTTAAATTATAGAACAGCAGACTCTATAAAAGTATTCCTTAATGGAGTATTGTTAGAAAATACAACAGACTATACAGCAACTAATGGTGCTAATGTTGTACTAACATCTGGTGCAAGTAATAATGATGTATTACAAATACATTCATATAACATTTTTAGTAGCAATAATATATCAGTTGCTTCAAATAATAATATAGGATTATCTAATAGTAATCCTTCACATATGTTATCTGTTAATGGAAATACATTCCTACAACAGAATACAGTTATTAACGATACTCTGTTAGATGCAAATAACAGAGCACTAAAAGTATACTACGCTAATGGTAGTGTAGCTTGGGGATAATAAATGACAAGTAAGGCAAGACATTTAGCAGATTTGATAGCAGTAGGTGCAAGAGGTAAAGCTCTTGGTAATACTGACGTATCAATAAAATCAGACAAAGTAAGTAATACAGCAGTATCAAGATTAGGTACTGGAGCAGCTGATGATTTATTAGTTGCTAATACAACAAGTGATAAGATAGGAATACAAACAACTAACCCTCAAGCAGTATTAGATGTAGAAGGCGACATTAGAGTTGGTACAGACTTAGAAGATAACACAGGAAGAGTGTTTAAAGTGTATCATGCTAATGGCAATATAGCCTGGGGAGAATAAATAAGACTATGAGTAGACCAACAAGTAAAGCAACATTCAAAGAACATTGTCTTCGTAGGTTAGGTAAACCTGTGATTGAAATAAATGTAGACGAAGATCAATTAGATGACAGAGTAGATGAAGCATTGGATTACTATGCTGATTATCACTTTGATGGATTTGAACACACTTACTACAAACACCAAGTAACGGATACAGACAAAACAAACAAGTATATTACATTACCAGATAACATTATAGGTGTTGTTGATTTGTTTGATATTGGTGATGCTACAAGTACAAACAATTTATTCAATGTTAGATATCAAATAGCATTGAACGACTTATATGATCTTAGTAGATATGAATTAGTACCATATTATATGAACTTCCAAAACATTAGAATGATTGAAGAGATATTAGTTGGTAAACAAAGATTAAGATTTAACAGACATCTAAATCAATTACATATAGATATGGATTGGAATAGATTCAATACAGGCGACTTCTTAGTATGCAAAGCATACAGAGTTATAGATCCAGACACATATACTGATGTTTGGAAAGACAGATGGTTATTAAGATATGCAGCATGTTTGATCAAACTACAATGGGGATCAAACTTGACAAAATTTGAAGGGATGCAATTACCTGGAGGGGTTCAGTTTAATGGGGCAAAACTATATGATGATGCTTTTGCTGAGAGACAGCAGCTGGAAGAAGAGATCCAAAGCAACTATGTATATCCGCCTGAAGATATGGTGGGCTAATAAATGGCACAACAAAATGTATTTTTCAACAACTTTGCCAGCAGTCAAGAGCAGAGGTTAATAGAAGACTTAACTATAGAGTCTATTGGCATCTATGGTGTTGAAGCATATTATCTACCTAAGACATATGGTGATTATGATTATCTATATGGTGAAGATGATATAGCAACTTTCTCAGATTACTACACAGTACCAATGTATATCAACAGTGTTGAAGGATTTGGTGGTGAAGGAGACTTCTTAAGTAAGTTTGGTGTAGAACAAAGAGATACAATGACAATGTCTGTTGCAAGATTATCATTTGAAGAAGAAGTTGGATCCGAAGACAAAGCAAATATTATAAGACCTAGAGAAGGTGATGTAATATATTTCCCACTCAACAAAAAACTTTACACAATTAGTTTTGTAGAACATGAACCAGTGTTCTATCAAATGGGTGCTTTACAATTCTATGAACTAAGATTAGAGATGTTCGAATACTCTAATGAAAGACTTTCTACTGGTATACATGAGATTGATAAGTTAGAAGCTACAAGATCAATGGACATTCATATGAAGTCTATGTTAGTAATGGAAACAGGAGATCCACCACTACCTATTCATATAGAGACAGGACATAGAATTATGTTAGATGGATTTACTGAATTAGATCAAGATGATATAACAGATAGTGAGAATACATTCTTTGAGACAGGAGCAGATAACTTTATAGACTTTAGTGACGCAGATCCGTTTAGTGAAGGTGGGAACTTCTAATGTTTGGACATAAGTTTTACCATCAGGCTATAAGAAAGTATATCATTTTATTTGGTACTATCTTTAATGATATTCATATAGAAAGACGAAATAGTAATAACAATGTTATACAAACTATTAAGTGTCCACTAACTTATGCACCTAGAGAAAAAGTCACAGCAAGGTTAGAACAGAACCCAGCAATAACAGAACAACAATCAGTACTATTACCTAGACTATCTTTTGAATGGACTAACATGATGTATGATCCAAGTAGAAAGTTAAACACAATGAACAAATGGAGAAAAGATCCAGGTGATGCAGCTACTGGTGGTAAGATGAAATTTCAATTCCAACCAGTACCATATGATCTAATGTTTGATTTCAATATCTATACTAGATATGCAGAAGATGCAACACAAATATTAGAACAAATAACACCATTCTTCACACCAGAATTTACTGCAACCATTAACTTAAATACAGAAATGGGTATAAAAGTAGATACACCAATTATATTAGAATCAATGTCTTCACAAGATATTTACGAAGGAGACTTTGAAACTAGAAGAGCTTTAATATGGAATCTAGGATTTAGAATGAAGGCTTATCTGTTTGGACCAGAAAGAGAATCCGCAGCAATACGTAAGTCTAATACTAATTTCTATACTACTCATGCTAATGGAGCATTTGGAAATACTCCAGCAACAGCTGTAAAAATACAGCCTGGATTGCTAGCAAACGGCAGTCCAACTACGAATGCAGCAGCGTCTATTTCTGCAAATAGTATAAATAGTAGTGATAACTTTGGAACAGTTATAGATTTTGAGGATTACTTTGATGGCGAATCATGATGATAAAATAGCAGAAACTTTAAATTTAACTCCTGTAGATAACAAAACAGAAGTAGTAAAAGTAGAACCTGCAGACGATCAAAAGTTAGAAAACGACTTTCAATATGCTAGAGAGAACTTATATAACATTATTGAAAGAGGTACTGACGCACTAAATGGTATAGTTGATTTAGCTAACCAATCACAACATCCAAGATCATTCGAAGTAGTAGCTGACTTAGTTAGAACATTATCTGGAGCAAACAAAGATTTATTAGATATCCAAAAGAAAATGAAAGACATGGATCCAGATAAACATAAACCACAAAAAGTAGAAAATAATTTATTCATAGGTTCTACAAAGGACCTTACAGACTTATTAGATGGTGGTGCAAGAAAAGTACCAACTATAAAGAAAAAAGATGTCGACAGTTAATCATTACTTAGGTAATCCAAAGCTAAAAAAAGCTAACATACAAATAGATTTCTCACAAGAAGAAATCCAAGAAGTTGTTAGATGTAGTAAGGATATAGTATACTTTTGTGAAAAGTATCAAAAGATTATAAGCATTGACGAAGGTCTAATGCCATTCGAACCATACGACTATCAAAAAAATATAATGCATACTGTTAATGAAAACAGATTTGTTATATGTAAGATGCCTAGACAGACTGGTAAAACAACTACAATGGTAGCTGTTATGTTGCATTATGCTTTATTCAATCCAGACTTTAACATTGCTATACTTGCTAACAAAGCTGCAACAGCTAGAGAGATATTAGGTAGATTACAATTAGCATATGAGAACTTACCATGGTTCTTACAACAAGGTGTAGTGGAATGGAACAAAGGTAGTATCATATTAGAGAATGGTTCAAAGATATTTGCATCATCTACATCAGCATCTGCAATCAGGGGTATGTCTATTAACTTAGTATACTTAGATGAGTTTGCATTCGTACCATCAACAGTACAAGATGAATTCTTTAGTTCTGTATATCCTACAATATCATCTGGTAGAACATCAAGAGTATTGATAACATCTACACCAAATGGTATGAATATGTTTTATAAGTTATGGCATGATGCAGAAAAAGGTTTCAATGATTATGCTACAGTAAGTGTTAACTGGTGGGATGTACCAGGTAGAGATGATGCATGGAAAGAACAAACAATAAGAAACACATCAGAGAAACAATTTGCAGTTGAGTTTGAATGTGAATTCTTAGGATCTAGTGATACATTGATAGATGCTCATAAGTTAAGACATCTAGTATTTGAGAATCCATTAGAGCATAACGAAAATTTAAAGATATTTGAAAAGCCTGAACCAGAACGTATCTATACTTTAACAGCAGATACAAGTAGAGGAGTAGGTAATGATTATAGTGCATTTGTTGTATTTGATGTTACAGAAGTACCTTACAAGGTAGTTGCAACATATAGAAGTAATACAATAGCACCTGTACTATATCCAAAAGCTATATATAATGCAGCAAGAGCTTATAATAATGCTCAAGTGCTTATTGAAATAAATGATATAGGTCAGCAAGTAGCTGACATATTACATAACGATTTAGAATATGAATCCATTATATCTGCCCAGTGGAAAGGTCGTGCTGGTCAAATAGTAGGAGGTGGATTTGGTGGTGGCGATAGTCAATTAGGTATTAGAACTACACCTGCAATGAAAAGAGTAGGTTGTGCAATGTTGAAAACTATTGTCGAAAATGATAGAATGATAATAAACGACTTCGATATCTTATCAGAGTTAACTACTTTTGTAGCTAACAAGAGAGGTACAAACTTTGAAGCAGAGCAAGGTCAGAATGATGATTTAGCTATGTGTTTAGTATTTTTTGCTTGGTTAACTAATCAAGCATACTTCAAAGAACTAACTGATATAGATATTAGAAAGAACTTATATGAATTAAACCAACAAGCCATAGAAGATCAACTAGTACCATTTGGCATAATAGATGATGGTAATGTAGATGATGAATGGCAGGAAGACGACGAATTTAAAGGTGGTAAACGAGTTACTGTAGAAGGATGGGACTTCGAGAAAGAATCACTCTTCTAAGATCAAGTTTTATAAATATACACAGAGCTTTATAATCTACCGAAATTAAAGGAGAACGAAATGGCATTTCAGGTCAGTCCAGGCGTAAATGTATCAGAAGTTGATCTGAGTACAGTAGTACCAGCAGTTTCTACTACAGAAGGCGCAATAGCAGGTGTTTTTAAATGGGGACCTGTGGATTCTCGTGTCTTAATTGACAGTGAGGAAACATTAGTAAACCGTTTTCAAAAACCTGATGGGTCATTAAACCCAGAAACATTTTTTACCGCAGCTAACTTTTTAGCATACGGTAATAAACTATTTGTGAACAGAGTTCATGACTCAACTCATAAGAACGCTGTGTCTAACGGTAGTTCAGCTGCGATTTTAGTCAAGAATGATGACCAAATAGATGATGCCACTATTACAAGTAATGACCACTTCATTGCAAGATATCCAGGAGCACTTGGAAACAGCTTGCAAGTTTCAGTCTGTAGATCAGCAAATGATTACCTAGAAAGTTCAACTGGTACTTTAACCATTGCTGCAGGTAATAACATTGCAACTACTTCACAGAACGAAACAACATCTGGTGGTACTTCACTTGTACAAGTTGGAGACAAAATCAAATTTGGTAACTCTACAGTCGGAGTTTTCTACTTAGAAGTAACAGCTGCTAACACAACAACATTGACTTTCAAAGATAACTATACAGGTGCAGTTAATTTATCAACTGTTTCATTTGATAGATATTGGAAGCATTATGATTTAGTTAGATCAGCACCAGGTACATCTGCTTATACATTAGGCAAAGGTGGAGCTGGAGATGAACTTCACGTAGTAGTCTCAGACGAAGATGGAGATATCACAGGAACAAAAGGAACTATTTTAGAAGTATACGAAGCAGTTTCAAGAGCAACAGACGCTAAAACAGAATCAGGTGAAACAAATTACTTTATTGATGTTATCAAACAAAGATCAAATTGGATATATGCTAAAGGTGCAACAAACTTAGTTACAACTAATACAGCAGTAAACATGGCAGCATTATCAACAGACAATGCAGTCTATGATTCACTTAAGTTAGGTGTTGACTCAGTTGCAGAAGGAAGCCAAACATTAGCTAACTTAGTAGCAGGTTATGATATCTTTAGTTCAGCAGAAGATGTTGACATAAGTTTAATCATGCAAGGTAAAGCAATGCACGGAACTAATGATGCAGGTCTTGCAAAATACATCATAGATAATATCTGTGAGAAGAGAAAAGACTGTGTATTATTTGCTTCACCATCATATGCTGATGTAGTTAATAACATTGGTGGAGAAGTTGATGCAATCATAGCATATAGAAATGCATTAACAAATTCATCTTACGCATTCATAGATAGCGGATATAAGTATGCATACGATAAGTATAATGATGTATACAGATATGTTCCATTAAACGGAGACATTGCTGGTCTAGCAGTTAGATCAGATACTCTAAGAGACGCATGGTTCTCACCAGCAGGATACAATAGAGGTGGACTCAAGAATGTAGTCAAACTTCCATTCAATCCTAAGAAAGCTGATAGAGACCTATTATATCAATCAGATATTAACCCAGTAGTTACATTCCCAGGTCAAGGTACAATCTTATTTGGAGATAAAACAATACTAGGTAAACCATCTGCATTTGATAGAATAAACGTAAGAAGATTATTCATAGTCTTAGAGAAAGCAATATCTACAGCAGCTAAATTCACATTGTTTGAATTTAATGACGCGTTTACAAGATCACAGTTTAAGAATTTGGTCGAACCATTCTTAAGAGATATTCAAGGTAGACGAGGAATTCAAGACTTCAGAGTTGTTTGTGATGAAACAAATAACACAGGTGAAGTTATTGATAGAAACGAATTTATTGGTGACATCTATGTCAAACCAGCTAAGAGTATTAACTTTATTCAGTTAAACTTTGTAGCGGTTAGAAGTGGTGTTGAGTTCAATGAAATTACTGGTCAGTTTTAATAAATAGGAATAGGAGAACAAAATGGCATTTAACATTAATGAAATTAGGTCCCAGTTAGCACTAGGTGGTGCAAGACCTACTCTATTCCAAGTTAATATTCAGAACCCAGCAAATGCAGCTGGCGACCTTAAGACACCTTTCTTAGTAAGGGCTTCTCAGGTTCCAGCTTCAACATTAGGTTTTATTGAAATACCATACTTCGGAAGAAAAGTCAAAATAGCTGGAGACAGAACATTTGCAGAGTGGAACGTAACAGTCATGAATGATGAAGACTTCTTAATCAGAAACGCAATGGAAGAGTGGATGCAAACAATCAACTCACATCTAGGAAACGTAAGAGGTTTTGGATCAGCAGCAGATTTAGAATATAAATCAAGTGCACAAGTTATTCAATATAGTAAAACAGGTGTACCAATCAGAGAATATACCTTCAATGGTATCTTCCCAGTTAACATAACTGAGATGGAAGTTGATTGGAATGCTACTGATATTATTCAAGAATTCCAGGTAACATTCCAGTACGACTGGTGGGAAATATCTGGTGGTTCTACAGGAAACGCAGGCGGAAATTAAAGATAATGGCAACTTAACTGTTGCCTTTATCTCTTTTATGGGGGATACTATATCCCCTATAAATATATTATGAGGTAAACATGGCAGAACTATTCGGTTTCGAAATCAAAAGAAAAACCACAGACAATGATCTGGGTTCTTTCGTTCCAAAATCAGAAGACGACGGCGCAGTAGTAGTTGCTGAGGGTGGCGTATATGGCCAGTATGTTGACCTAGAACACACTTCTAAAACAGAGGGTGAGCTAGTAACAAGATACAGAAAGATGGCTATGCAACCTGAATGCGAGAATGCTATTGATGACGTAGTCAACGAATCAATAGTTTATGATCCAGAATCACACACAGTCGAATTAGACTTAGATCAAGTAGAAGTTTCAGACAGCATCAAGAAAAAGATACAGGAAGAATTCCATGTAGTCAAAGACTTGTTAGACTTCGAAAGACAATCTTATGAAATATTCAGACATTGGTATATCGACGGTAGATTATATTATCACGTTATCATAGACGAAGCAAACGTCCAAAATGGTATACAAGAATTAAGATATATTGATCCTAGAAAAATCCGAAAGGTAAGGCAAGTCAAGAAAAAAAATAGAGGACAAGGGCCAAACAGGATTCAATTACATCAAACTAAACAAGAGTACTATCTTTACAACGAGAAAGGTTTCAAAGGTGGTCCAGGAGTTGTTAATCCCGCTCAAGGTACTACACAAGGCTTAAAGATAGCTAAAGATAGTATATTACATTGCACATCTGGTTTAATGAGTGAAGATAATAAAATGGTATTATCACACTTACACAAAGCAATTAAACCTTTAAACCAACTTAGAGTACTCGAAGACGCAACTGTTATATACAGAATATCAAGAGCACCAGAGAGAAGAATATTCTATATTGACGTTGGAAATCTACCAAAGATAAAGGCTGAACAATACTTAAGAGATATGATGGCCAAGCACAAGAACAGACTTGTGTATGATGCTTCAACAGGTGAACTCAGAGATGATAGAAAGTTCATGACAATGTTAGAAGATTATTGGCTACCAAGAAGAGAAGGCGGGAAGGGTACTGAGATCACTACTCTTCCAGCTGGACAAAACTTAGGAGAGATGGACGACGTTCTA